GCGTCGATGGAGAACGTACGCCCCCCATCGACTTCTTGAAACGAGTACATTATCTCCTCCTAGCTGTGAAACAGCAGAACGCTGTGTATACCAATCGTAGGTTAGACACGTCCATCCGTGCCCCCACTTATGGGCACTTGCGGTAACAGTCCAATATCAATATTCTTTGTAAACGAGCCACTCATTAGGTGTCTCTTTAGCCCATAAAATGAAGGAGGACATCGTGGCAACCGCAACGAAGAAGGCCCCAGCTACCCCGACCGAGAGCGCCCTGCCCACCATCGACGCCACGCCCACCGCGGCGCCGATCATTAGCGGCTACGACACCGACCTGCGGTTCTACGCCTCCAAGTACAAGCAGGGCGGCCGTGTTGTCTACGGCCTGGACCTGTCGCCGGTGGAGATCGCCGCGCTCATTTCCGAGCCTGACCCGCTCACCCCCTCCCCCGGCAACCGCGCCATCCGGCCGGCCCACGCCATCGGCTTCGGCAAGTACATCCGCGAGCACAGTCAGTGGATCGCGCCGGCCATGATCCTGCGCGCCCCGGCCATCTTCCACTTCGACACGATCGCGGAAGTGAACGGGGCCGAGTTCGGCTATGTCAGCTTCCCGCGCCTCTCCCTCATGGACCTACACATCCTGGACGGCCAGCACCGCATCCTCGGCATCCACCTCGCGCTGAAAGGGATCGCCGGTGACCTGGACAAAGCTCGCTCCGACCTGGCCAGCGCGCGCCGCGTCGAGCCCACCGGCAAGGCTGTCGCTCTCGCTCGGGGCCGAATTAGTGAGCTAGAGAAGCAGCGCAAGCGCCTCTCCGACGAGCGAATTACGGTGCAGATCTTTGTCGAAGAAGACATGACCGCCTACAAGCAGATGTTTTTTGACATCGCCGACAACGCGCTGGGCATCACGGCGAGCGTCAAGACGCGCTTCGACAACCGCAAGGTCGTCAACCGTGCCTACGGCCTCACGCTCGGCCACCCGCTCCTCACCGGCCGGGTGGACCCGGAAGGCGACCGCATCGGCCGCGGCTCGCCCTACATGATGGGCGCCAAGCACCTCGTTGAAATCATCCGCATCCTCAAGGTGGGGCTCAACGGTCGGATCAGCCGGCGCAACGAGGATGAGTTCAAGGAGCGCGACATGGCCGACGCGGCCAAGAAGTTCCTGACCGTGACGCAGAAGGCTTTCCCGCAGTTCGAGGCTCTCACTCTCGGACAGCTCCCGCCGGACACGCTGCGTAAAACCAGCCTGCTCGGGTCCATCCTCATGCTGCGCGTGCTCGCCGGAACGTACTACGAGCTTGTCCACAAGCACGCTTTCAATGACACGCTGGCCACCGAGTTTCTGGCCCGCCTGGCGCCGCACATGGCCGGGCCGGTCTACGAGGAGAGCATCTGGATGAAGGAGGCTCCGCGCGACCTGTTCACGCTGGGCGGGATGGCGCCGCACGGTCGCCGGCAGGATCTTGAGCTGCTTCAGAACACGCTCATTGCGTGGGCGATCGAAAAGCCGGCGTTCCTGGATGAGCCGCCGGCACCGCGGCCGACGCCCGAAGGCGAGGACGAGGAGCTTGACTACGGCTCGGGTTACACCGTCATTGGCGCCGCGATTCCCGAAGTGGCCAAGTAGCCTGTAGAGTTGGCCGAAAGCCCCACGTCTCCCCCCGGACGTGGGGTTTTTTGCTGCCCATCTTCCTGTGAGTTTGCTGATGATAAGCTGAACGCTATGGACATCGCACCCCGGCCCGCCAACAAGATTGACGACAAGATCCTCCAGCTCGCCGACAATCACAGCCCCGAAGAAATCAGTCGCGCGCTCGGCGGTGTCATCTCGCCGGCCAAGGTCGCTGCCCACACCCAGACCCTCCTCAAGTCGAAGAACTGGCTCACCGCGGCCCAAGAAGACGCGCTGATCAGCTACAAGATGAAGCGCATCCTGCTCACGCTGGAAGGCCGCTTCATGGACAACGACAACTTTTCGGCGCGCCTGAAACTGCTCAAAGAGATCGGCGGCCGACTCGACAAGCGCGAGACCGCCAAAGACGCCGACCTGAACAAGCTCTACAACAACCAGGGCCGCATCATGGGCCAGGTTGTTGACCTGGCGCTCACGTTCATGAAAGGCGCCCTGCGCAAAGAGATCGACGCCGACCAGTGGGATGCCCTCGTGCAGGAGGCGCTGCGTAACGCGCAGGCCGAAATTGCCAAGCACGAAGCGATAGACGAATAATGCTCGATAGTGCCGTATTCGATACGGCGATGGCCGAGATTTCCGACCGCTCCCGCAACCGCCTGTACCGGACGGACTTCCTCGCGTGGTCATCCGACGTGCTCGGGCGGCGCTACTACTCGAAGATGAACGAGATCGCCACGGCGATCACCACCCCGACCAACGGCAAAATCCGCACCGCCGTGAAAAGCTCCAACGGTGCCGGCAAGTCGTTCATTCTCTCCGACATTCAGACGTGGTGGGTGTCCGCGTTCCCCGCCGACGAGGCGCTGGCTATCACGTCCGCCAACGGCCGCGACCAGATCGAGCGCGTCGTCTACAAGATGCTGAAAGACAACTGGGGCTACATGGCCTCCCAGCACAAGCTCGGGAAAGGGCCGGCGCCGCTCGGCTGGATCTCCGAGAAGCTGGAATGGAATTACGACAAGCCGGACGGGTCCGGTAAAGGCACGGTCGCATTCGGCAAGCGCCCCGCCGACCAAGACATTGTCTCCAGCTTCCAGGGGACACGAAAGCGCCGCACGTTTGTCGGCTTCGATGAAATGGGCGGGCTGCCCGAAGACCTGTTCACCGCAGCCGAGGCCGTGCTCACCGGTGACGAGTCCCGGTTTGCCGGCATCGGAAACCCTGACCGCCGCGCCACCCCCTTCCACCGCTTGTTCACCGACTCGCGCCAGGCCGACGAGTGGAACCTGTTCACGATCAGCGCCTACGACCTGCCGACAATGACCGGCGAAATCGTCTACCCGAACGACAGCCAGAAGCAAGAAGCCATGATGAAAGGGCTCACGTCCCGGCGCTGGATCGAGCACAAAGAGCGCGCGTGGCGCTCCTCCACCGGCAAGCCTGACGCGCGCTTCCTGGCCAAGGTGCTCGGCGAGTTCCCTGGCGAGACGGACAACTCCTTCTTCCCCGAAGATGACGTGACCCTCAGCCATGAGACCAACATCGACATCGCCGGCACGTCCACCGTCATCGGCGTCGACCTCGCGGCGATGGGTGAGGATGAGTCGGTCGTGTATGTGAACCGCGGCGGCCACATCCGGCTGTTCGACAAGTCGATCAAGTACGACGACGGCGGCAACGAGCGCAAGACCACCGGCGTGTGGGCGAAAGAAGATGAGGTGACCAGCGCCCGGCGCATCCATGCGATAGCGACGTATCTGGGCGCCACGGAAGTGCGCGTGGACGCGGCCGGGCTCGGTGGTGGTGTCGCCACCATGCTGTACCGCTTGGATGAATTCAACAACAAGTGCTACGTCGTCGTCCGCAGCGTCGGCTCCGAAATGTCTGCCGACCGCAACAAGTGGCACAACGCACGCGCGCAAAACCACGACAACCTGAAATCCCTCATGCACGAAGGCCTCATCGACCTGGACCCGGACGACACCCACCTGAGCGACGAACTGCTCATCATCACCTACGACTTCGACAAGCGCCGGGCTGTGCAGATCACCAGCAAGTACGACATGAAGGGTGCGCTCGGCGGCTCCCCTGACCGGCTGGACGCCGTGATCAACGCGGCCCTGGACACGAGCCCGCTGGTCAATGACCCGAACGGGCACCTCAACAAGGGCGATCATGTGAACATGGACCCCTGGGATGTTATGGATTCGGAGCGGGGTGGACCCGGCTATCCCATGTAAAGCTGGGAAAAGGCTGAAATAAGCCTGTAAACTAGCTGAATGGCCTCTAAAACATTGCAACTCGGCGAAGCGCAGAAAAACGCCGAAGCCCACATCCTCCGCGAGACGGTCTCCGATCTTGTCGACCAGAACACCACCTTGCAGGAAGGCCTCGATCAGGTCACGGCGATGTTTGCGCGCGAAGACATGGGGTGGCTCAAGCAGTTCACGTCGGCCGAAGAAAACGGCATGTCGCTGGCCGAGCTGAAAGACTGGTCCGGCCAGATCCGCAACGCCCAGGTCGGCAACCCGCACATCAAGCGCGGCCTCTCCCTCCGTCGCTCCTACATCTGGCAGGGCGGGATCAAGTACGCCGGCATCAAGGGCGCCGCTCAGGGCCGCGGCGTCAACGTGCAGAAGCTCATCGACCAGCCTATGAACCAGCGGAACTTTTTCGGCCAGTCCGCCCGTGCCCGCCGTGAAGGCTGCCTCTACTCTGACTCGATCGCCTTCTACATCGGCAACGACAAGACCAAGAAGCTGCACTCCATCCCGCTGGCCGAGATCACCGCGGACCTCCGCGACCCCGACTTCGATGAAGACGTGTGGGCGTACCGCCGGTCCTGGAGCTACAAGCCGGACGGCGCGACCCCGACAATGAAGCACGTCTGGTACTTCACCGACACCTTCATGGAGCACCGCACCAAGACCGTCAAGTTTGCCGGCGGACGCGAGCCCGAGGATGTCAGTCAGACGCACACCATCTTCGATCAGGTCGCCAACAGTGTCGACGGGTC